GCACACAGTCCAGCACTTGGACGTTTGCCAACAGTGGAGTATTAACATTTCCAGATGGCACTACACAATCTACCGCAGGTGGTGCTGGAAGCAACTACGGCAACGTAAATGTCAAGGCCTATACGGAATCAATGGGTTTCCAAAACTATGGCAACAGCAACGTCACTGCTTATCTAAATGCTACTGGCTATAATCTATATTCAAATGTAAACGTGGCCGCTTACTTGTCTACTGCGACTATTAATACCACAGGTAATATCACGGCACAAAATCTAACTGGTAATATCTCAATAACAGGCAACGTCACTGGCACCAGTGCGAATGTAACCTTACAAGCTGGTAGTTTTAGTTCAACATTTGATAATCAAGGTAATGTGAGATTGCCTACAGCTTATGTCACAGGTAACGTAACAGCTAATTACTTCATTGGTAATGGTGCACTGTTAACAGGCATAGCCGCAAGCAGTAACTACAGTAACGTAAACGTAGCCACATACTTGCCAACTTATTCAGGCAACATCGCTAACATCAGACTAGGTGTTAGTGGTGTATTGACGTTTGCTGATGGCACAACACAGATCACAGCAGGTGGAGGTAGTTATAGTAATGTTCAAGTGGCCGCATACTTAACCACTGGTGTTAATACAGCGGCTCCACAGATACAACTCACCAATGCTACCAGCAACTATATCAAATATAATAATGTCGGTGTTGGAGCTCCAACATTTACCACTGCCAATGTAGGCACTAGAATAATATATTGGTCATCCGTCGATGCCAATACTGCTGACTATGCCGTCGGTATTGACGCAGGAACTCTATGGCATGGTATACCACGTGCGACCTCAGGGTTCGCATTCAAATGGTATGGTGGTACTACTCAGATAGCCATGTTGGAAGGAACAGGATCATTTACTATAGCCAATATTAGACTTAGTCCGAGTGGTAATATCGTGTTTGCCGACGGAACAGTGCAGACTACAGCCGCAACGGGAACTTATAGTAACATCCAAGTGGCTACATATCTACCAACATACACTGGTAGTTTAAATGCAAGTAATATACTCGTTACTTCAGCAAACATCACCATTGCTAACATACAAGCAACCACAGCCGCAACTAACACAGCCACTGGTGCATTACGTGTTATGGGTGGTGCGGGTATAGCTGGTACAGTATTTGCTGGACAACTAAACACCACAGGTAACTTGATTGCTAATGCAGTCTCAGCCTACAGCCTAAACACTGTGGCTAACGTAGTAGCCAGCGTGGTTAACGCAGGCACGATTAATTCAGCAGGCAATATCCTAGCACAAAATATCATTGGCACTATTGCCACAGCTAGCCAAACAGGTATCACAGCAGTTGGCACACTAGCTACATTAAGTGTTACTGGTAATGCTACAGTTGGTAACCTAGTAGGCACAGAAGCCAACACACGTATCATTGCTAATGTTTATACTACGACATTTGATATCTATGGTAATGTAAGTTTCCCAGGCAATGTCAATGTTAGTGGACTTGGTGTAACCATGCCCACTCGTCCAGCGTTCCGTGTAAACGGCACAGCGGCCCCAATAACTACTGCTAATGTCAATCTCAAAGGTTCAGCAATCACTACTATATTCAATCAGGGCAACTATCTTGATACGACCACAGGTAAATTTACTGCGCCCATAGCTGGCATCTACGAAGTCCTACTTAATGCACGTGTTGGTAGTTACAATGGATTAAGCCAAATTGCTGTGCTGAAGAATGGTAATAATAGCCAAGGCAACGTAGTCTGCTTCTGGGAAATAGGCAGCACCACCGGAACAGCTAATCACTTTGGTGTCAGCGGCACGATTAATTTAGTAGCCGGTGATTATCTAAGTGCTAATATACTAGCAGGCAATATTAGTTTTGATAGTAACGACAACTGGTGTGTAACATACTTAGGCTAATATGTTAATCCAAGGCGTAACACTAACTGGTGTCAATATCAAAGACTTAGGATTGGTCACAGATGGGCTTACCTTAAATCTTGATGCTGGTGACACTGCTAGTTATCCAGGATCAGGATCAACTTGGACTGACCTAGCAGGCACAGCTGACAATATAACATTGGTCAACTCACCTACCTACACTTCGGATACACCTAGTTATTTTACTTTCAACGGTTCTAATCAATACGGCACCGGATCTGGAGCCAATGTATTACCGTCAACCGCTTATACTAAATCAGTCTGGTTCCGCATCAATGCCTACGCTGATAACAACATAGTCAGCGGTGGCAGTGGTGGACATTTTATGTTTATGGCCGGAGCAGGGTTTAATAAATTATATTGTGGACACGCCAATTGGGCGGTATATACAGCATATCCATCTACAGCAACTATCAGCCTAAATACTTGGTATTATGCCGCATTGACATTTAATACCACTGATGGCATGGTGCTTTATCTTAATGGCAGCCAGGACAGCACATATACTGCAAACAAAACTGCCCATGCAGGCGATGGCTCAACTAATCTAGCCTGTTTCAATCCAGCTGGAAACTTATTAAACGGACGCATAGCACAGGTGCACTGTTATAATCGCGCTCTAACTGCCGCAGAAGTCCTACAGAATTACGACACTTATAAAGCGAGGTATGGCTTATGATAATCCAGGGCGCAACCATCTACGGTACTAGTATATACGATCAAAGTGATCTATATCCCTTTGCTTTTTTTAACTTTACATCAAACATCGTAGGTCCATTAGGTCCTACCTTAGGTAATATCTACAATATCTATAGCAACGCAGGCAACACTTGGATAACCAACACAGAATATCTTACTGTGCCCGACACGTGGCGTGGTTATCAGATTTGGACTGTGCCAGCAACTGCCAGCTATCGCATCACAGCTGCTGGTAGTCGCAGTGGCGTAATCGCTTCATTTAGTGGTAATACGACCTATGGTAATGCACATGGGCGTGGTGCTGTGGTTCAAGGTGTATTTAATCTACAGCGTGGACAACGAATTACCTTAGTAGTAGGTCAACCTAGTGCTAATACCACACAGGTCAGCACATATAGTAGTCCAGCGGGTGGCGGTGGTAGTTTTGTAGCTTTAGGTAATATCGCCAGTGATGGATTCGCTAATCTCAGACCGTTAATCATTGGCGGCGGAGGCGGTGCCCCAGGTGCTTGGACCAGCAACACTGTGATCTTACCTGGAGGTTACGGTGTAACTACTCAACGTGGTGGTAACAGTGCGGGTAATCTAGGTGCGCAAGCAACCACCCTACGTTTTGGTGCGCCTGGTGGTGTTGCTGGGTTGGGTGGTAATACACATGTTAGCGTTACTGGAGTAACCAGTGCCAACGGGTATGACAGCGGCGGTGGCGCAGGTTGGTCAGGCAACGGTATTACCTGGACTGGATCAACTTGGTCAGCAAATACTCGTATAGCACCCAGTAGTAACAATGGAGGTGGCGGCACTGCTTTTGCGGCCAATGCCAAAGGTGGTATGTATTCTACAGGCTACGGACCGCCTGCTACAAATTTAGGCGGATTTGGGGGTGGTGGTGGATCTGGTCCTATTACCGGCGGTGGTGGAGGAGGATACTCAGGTGGGGGCGGAGCCTACGGTGCTACTAGCACAACTATTGACTCCGGTGGTGGCGGTGGTAGTTATATCGATGCTAATGCTACTAGTGTGGCTACTAGCGATGGCTTATTTGATCTTAGCGGCACATTTAACGGTGCTAGCATCACTAATCTAGGATTCTATAACAATACTGCTGGCTATATCAGCATAGCTAGACTCTAATCAAAAACTCTTGTTCTAACCAAAAGTTTAGCGTATAATATAGTATATGTTGAATATCATAAGCGACTTTATAAAATCAATCTTACCAGCTAAGAAGAAAACCACGCCCAGTGGGTGGATCAGTTTTAATGCACCCTGCTGTCATCATAATGGCGAAAGCCCAGATACCCGTGGTCGTGGTGGACTTACAGCTAATAGTGATGGATCAGTTAGCTATCATTGTTTCAACTGTAACTTCAAAGCATCATATCAACCTGGTCGTCATCTAACATTCAAATTCCGTAAGTTATTAAAATGGTTAGGTGCAGATGACACTGACATTAAACGTTTGGTTATTGAAGCTATCCGTGTCCGTGAATTAGTAAATCCGGAAGAAGTCAAGCAAGAAGAAGAGGAAAAGATTGAGTTCAAAGTCCGTGACCTACCAGAAGGTGCAATTAGTTTCCAGCAGTTCATATCATTCCATGTATTAGACAACTTCCAAAATGTTCCTGGATTGTTGAATACAGCAGTTGACTATGTTAAAGATCGTAAGATTGATAATACCAAATACGACTTTTATTGGACAGACTCAACAGAACACAGCCTACATCAACGAGTAATCATACCCTGCATCTGGCAAGGTCGAATTATTGGATATACCAGTCGTGCTTTCGTGGATGGGGTCAAACCCAAATACTACAGTCACTATGAACCCAACTTTGTGTTTAACATAAACAATCAACAGCCTGACAGTAAGTTTGTTATAGTCTGTGAAGGACCGTTTGATGCTATGAGCATAGATGGTGTAGCTGTATTGAATAATGAATGTAATGAAACACAGGCGGATATTATTGAAAGCCTTGGTCGAGAAGTTATTGTTGTTGCTGACCGTGATAAGGCCGGTGCGAAGATGATCAAGAATGCTATGGAATATGGGTGGTCGGTGAGTTTTCCTGTGTGGCTAGAAACCTGCAAGGATATAAATGAAGCAGTGGTAAAATATGGTAAATTATTTGTGCTGAAAACTATATTAGACAGCAAGCAGACGAGTAAACTCAAGATTGAATTGATGCGAAAGAAACTGTATAATTAATAATATATGACAAAAGAATACTCTCCAGAACTACAGAAACTATTTTTAGAAATGATGCTCCAAGATGCACAATCATATGTGCGTGTGCAGAATATCTATAATCCAGAAAACTTTGATAGATCGTTACGTGAGGTGGCTAAGTTTATCAAAACCCATACTGACGATCATAAAGCCATGCCCACAGCTGAACAGGTCAAGGCAGTCACAGGTGTAGAACTTAAACATGTTCCAGATCTCACAGAGGATCACTACAGTTGGTTCCTAGCAGAGTTTGAGGGATTTACTAAACGTAACGAACTTGAACGTGCTATCCTTAAAGCTGCAGATATGCTGGAAAAGGGTGAGTATGATCCAGTAGAAAAACTGATCAAAGATGCAGTGCAGATATCATTAACCAAAGATATGGGCACAGATTATTTCTTAGATCCACGTGGTCGATTGATGGCGATCAAGAGCAACAATGGGCAGGTATCAACAGGTTGGCCGACTCTAGACAAGCGTTTGTTTGGTGGTATGAATCGCGGCGAACTTAACATCTTTGCGGGTGGATCTGGTTCAGGTAAAAGTTTGTTCATGCAGAACATAGCTATCAATTGGGTTACGCAGGGACTCAACGGTGTATATCTAAGTTTAGAACTTAGCGAAGGACTTTGTGCTATGCGTATGGACAGTATGGTAGCCAATGTTTCCACTAAAGAAGTGTTCAAAGATCTGGATACAGTTGAAATGAAAGTCAAGATGGTGGGTAAGAAATCCGGTGTGCTACGCATTAAATATATGCCAGCACAGTCAAACGTAAATCAAATCCGTAGTTACTTGAAAGAATTACAGATACAAACAGGTATGCGATTAGATTTTATCATGGTAGATTATCTAGATTTGGTCATGCCGGTAAGTGCTAAAGTGTCACCAAATGATCTGTTTGTCAAGGACAAATATGTAAGTGAAGAACTACGTAATCTAGCCCGTGAATTAAACATCTTAATGATCACAGCTTCACAACTTAATCGAGGTGCTGTAGAAGAAATTGAATTTGATCATAGCCATATCGCAGGTGGATTGAGTAAGATCAATACAGCAGATAATGTGTTTGGTATCTTTACTAGCCGTGCTATGCGTGAGCGTGGACGTTATCAACTACAGCTCATGAAAACACGTAGTTCAAGTGGAGTAGGCATGAAAGTAGATCTAGAGTATGATTTAGAAACTCTGCGCATCACGGATCCAGGTGAAGAAGCTCAAGAAAGCGGCCTGCGTGGTGTGGGTGCTACTAATATCCTAAGCCAGATTAAGACTGGTAGTAGTGTAAGTCCAGCAGAAGACGCTCCTAAAATACAAGCTGGTGTAGACAGCAGTAAACTAAAAAGTATGTTGGCTGGATTGAAAAACGCTTCAGAATAATGTCAAATAAATTTTGTCGTTTTTTAAGTAATGGGTGTTCATTCCAACTCGATAAAGATAAACTATTAGTCAAACCCTGCTGTTGGTATAGACAAGGAATAGAATTTGATCCTGTGTCTGAACTACCTTTCAAATCAATCAACAATTGGACACCTAATTGCGAAGTTTGCTATCAGCAAGAACTTGCAGGACAACACAGTTTTAGAAAAGCCAGTTTTGAAATAATCCCCGAAATCAACAATACAGTGCCTTTAGCATTAGACATAAATCTAGACATGACGTGTAATGCAGCCTGTGTTATCTGTGGACCAGAATCAAGTTCGACTTGGTCTAAGCAGATGTCTAATAACAAAATTATACACATACAGGCCAACTCTGATTATCAACAGTATTTAGATAAGATTGTATCTGGCCTAGATCTAACACAATTAAAAAGAATTAAATTCTTTGGTGGAGAACCACTACTGACCAACACGCATTTACAACTGCTTGAGAAAATACCCTATCCAGAACAGTGTGAAATCTGGTATACGACCAATGCCAGCATATTACCAAATCAAACAGTATTGGATATGTGGAAACAATTTAAACTAGTTTTTGTAGAAG